GTTATGAATTAATGCGCTGTCCTGATGAGGCCGTTAGTCAGCTTGGAACTGACCTTGAAGTAACACTGCAACATCATACGCAAAAAAAGTTTTTTTGCATTTAACTGTTCACACTGTTCACCTCGATTATTTCTCATTTTAAATCATGAAGTTAAGTGGTGATGAGTTGGTGAAGAGTGAATAGTCGACTCTTCACCTTTGTGATTTTTTCGCGCTCAGGGTGAGCCGGGTCAATCGAAGAGGGGGGTAAAAAGTTTTTTTAGGTTTTACTGTTCACTCTGTTCACCTTCCCTTTTTATACAATAATTTCATGGGGTTAAGTGGTGAACAGATGGTGAAGGGTGAACAGTCGATTGTTCACCTCAAGGGGCAATCAGACATAAAAAGACCGGCGGTTGCCGGTCTGAGGTAGTTTATGTCGCTGCGGTTTCGTCGCACTTCGGCAGCCAGTCGCCGTTGCTGTCCTCCCTGAGCGTCAGGTTGGTCTGCGTCCCCTGTTTGGTGTGCCGCTTGTCATAGTTCAGCCCGTACTCTTTCAGCATCATCGGCAGCCCCAGCCCGAACATTTTCAGACTCAGCACATGCTTGTAACCGTTGGCCTCCATATACACCAGATAGGCGTGATAGAGATAGTTACGGGGCTGTCGCGGGATAATATTGGCATTCCCCATAAACATCCCGTTCGTCTGCGGCAGCGCCTCCAGGTAGCCGCAAAAATCAAACGTCGGGTCAGCGTCGCGCTTGATGCTGAGTGCCTCGTCGGAGTTCTGCTGTGACTGGAGCAAGGTGCGCGCGGTCATCGGGTCGCTGAACTGCTGCATAAGCTGGCGCACGATGATGGCCAGCTCGCGTGCGATTTTGTCCTTAAGCTGCGGGTCGCGCTCCTCCGGCGCAATCTGCTCCGGGAAGTGGATTATCACCCGACGACGGGACACGCCGCCGCTGCGGTCGGTGAAGCGCATCGGGTTATTGTTCACGGCCAGAATTACCGCCGGAATATGAGTGGAATAGGGGTTCTGGTACTTCGGGTCGACCGACACCGCATCGCCGCCGGTGATGGCCTTAAGTCCCGCGCCATCCCCGCTCCATTTCTCCTGGTCAGGCAGGCGTATCAGCGAGAAGCCAATCAGCGCTGCGCGTTTACGTGGGTCTTCCAGCACATCAATGTCTGCCGACGTCGCATTATCTTCGCCGGTCAGCAGGGTCGCAATTTCGGCCAGAATACTTTTACCACTGCCACCCGGCCCGGTCACTTCGAGAAAGAGCTGCCAGTCGTAGCGGTTCGCCAGCACCATAAACAGCGCGGCGAGTATCACGTCACGTTTTTCAGCGTTGCCGCTGGCCGCACGGTCGAGCCAGCGCCAGAAGTTTGGCGCGTGGGTTTTCAGCGTTTCACCCTCCACCGGCGGGGTAAAATCCACGTCGCACAGGGTGCGCAGCCAGTGCGATTTGCTGTGCGGACTGAACACGCCGGTGAGGGTATCGAGCACGCCATTGCGAAAACCAATCAGACGACGTGCCGGGGCGGCCTGCTGCGGAATAATCAGTTTCAGGGTGTCGACCACCGAGGCAATTCGCCCCGACGAGAACGGGGCGCGCAGACGCTGGAACAACCCGGCCACGTCGCGCGCAAAATCCGACGGCGGGATGATTTTCCATGTCCCGGCTTCATACCGGGACAGGAGCTGGCCGTTGGCGTCCACGGCCAGCGCTTCGCCATAATGCTCATGCACCCGCATCGCCTTTTCACTGGTACTCATGGCGGTAAACTCCGCCTCGCTCATGGTGTCGAACGGGCTTTGCGCCGCTGGCCGTATGGCGGCATAAATCGCTTTGCGTGTGGCGTCCTCGCCATTCTGTATAAACCCATCATTCCAGTCGCCGAACACCGGCGGGAGGGCAACCGTGCCCTCAGAGGCCTGTGCAGCGGCTGTGGCTCTGGTCTGGCCGTTCCCGCTGAGGTCACGGTCGGCAGCGAGGACAATCTGACAGGCCGGGTGTTTCTGACGGGCAAGGCTCGCCAGAGAAAGAAGGTTCACGGACGAGAGCGCCACCATGACCGTTTCACCGGTCAGGTGATGCACGGTGAGCGCAGTCGCGTAGCCCTCCGCTATCCACAGCCGTTTCCCCGCCTCTTTTTTCCCTTCGATGATATGGCATGCCCCTTTCACCTGACCGCCTTTCAGGGTGCGTTTGAGGCCGTCAGCATTAATGAGCTGAACGTTAACCAGCGCGCCGGTATCGTCCTGCAGCGGCACGATTAAATCACCGGCGCGGTAGGTCACGCCGCCGGTTTTGTGCGTGGTGGTCAGCGTCAGGCATTCGAGCGCAGGAAAGCCCTTGCGGGTCAGGTAGGCGTTGCCGGTGGTCGTGCATGCTTTGTCCATCAGGGACGCGGCAAGCGCGGCAGCGGCTTTGCGGCTGGCGTCGGTTTCGGCCTCATCGGCGGCGATAAACTCCGGGGCAACCGGCGGCAGACTGCCGGTCAGGGCGCTCACCTTCCCGGCGGCCTCTGAGGCCGACACGCCGAACACCTTTTCGACCAGTTTCAGCCCGTCACCCGCGCCGCACTGGTTGCAGAACCACGTCCCGCGCCCCTCTTTATCGTCAAACCGAAAGCGGTCAGAGCCGCCACATACCGGACAGGCCTGATGACGGTTTTTGACGACCTGCACACCCAGCGCCGGGAGAATGCGCGGCCAGTGGCCGCATGCCTGTTTTACGGTTTCCGTTACGTTCATTTTCATCGTTATTTTCTCCCTCAGTGCACAACCGGCGCGGCGATATGACGGGCGCAGAGTTCATCCATGACGGCCATCCCGAGAAAGGACAGCGACGGCGCGGCTTTCAGTGGACCGGCTTCCATTAAATCTTCGAGCAGCGCACAGGCAATCTGACGGCCTTTATCCTCACCGTGCTGGCGCAGATAAAACCCTTCCAGCTCGGCGGCAATAGCACTTTCCAGCGTATCGAGGGTGAGCTGCGGGTAGCGGTGCTGACGGGCGCACAAATTCAGCCAGGCACAGGCCACGGCGCGGCGATACAGGGCGGCGCGTAATACAGGCGGTAATGGCTTTTTCATGCGTTAGCCTCCCCGGTCAGCCAGCGCTGATTGCAGCGCTCGACCACGCCGTCGAGCTGGACGGTCATGAGGTACACCACGGAGGTGAGCTGTAAGCGCTGCGCAGGGCTATGGCAAAGGGTGGTGCTGTCCTGCGCCTGCGACAGGTCACTGACGAGCTGGCCGACGTTGCGCAGGTGCTCAAGGCATTCAAGGTCTTTCAGGGTGATCGCGGGATGTTTCATGCGTGCACCTCCGCAATTGGAAGACGGCCAGCAAACGAGAGGACGTAATCACGCACGAGGGAACGGCGTGCGGCGTGTTCGTTACCGGCCACGGTGCGGAGCATACAGATACGGGGTTTACGGTCTGCGCGACGAACAGCGGCAAACACGAAGACAAATTGCGGGTGTGACAGAGTGAGGGTTGTAGCCATGAGGGCTGCCTCCGTTAGATAGCAGGTTATGCTACCACCGGAGTTTCCACGCTCAGTGGTGGTAGCCCAGACGGGGGTGGAAATACCGGCTCTAACGGATACCGGCCCGACCGAAGTCGGCCCCGCCTGAGCCACCATTACTCGATAGCTGCAAAGGTCATGAAACCATTGCGAAAGTAACAGGTGCACGAGGGCATAGACACAAAAAAAGACGCTTGGCGCGTCTGGTGTCGCCGTTAGATTACTCGGGTTTCCACGCCCGGCTGCCGATTTTGCGACAGCGGGAAAACTATACCTGGAAACGGCGAACGGAAGCAAGCCAGAAAAAGGGGCTTTAAGAAGAACGGCCATCATCATGCGTCGCAGCTCCGGTTACGGTCGGCGATCCGCTCGGCCATCCATGCGGTGATTTCTGACTGCGCCCACGCCACGTTTTTACCGCCCAGTGAGATTTGTTTCGGGAAAGCCTCCCGGCTGATGAGGTCATAAATTGTGGAGCGCGACAGACCGCACAGGTGCATCACTTCGGGCAGGCGGATAAAGCGCTCCTGAACGGCGTCAGAAAACGGCATCGGCGGGGCGACAGGTGCAGAAGACGGGGAAGAAAAAGTGGTGTGCATCGGGCTACCTCATAAAGTCCATACAGTGCCGGTCGTGTCCGTCCGGCCTCGGGTAGCTCTCTATTTTGTGAATATTTTCTCTCAGGGCAACAAGTCATTTTTTACCGACTCGCCACACAACAAACTGTTAACAAGGGAATGGCAAACAGTGGCAATCAATGACAATCGTTGGCAATTCTTGATAATCCTGAGGCAAATTTATGATTACTTTTATTTATAGATATTGTGGTTTTAATCGTAAAAAAGTCTAAGTGTAAATTCCCGGAGAATAGAGGTCGGTGAACAGTGGTGAACAGACGGTGAACAGTCAGACCCTCAACTGTTCACCCTTTAACATACTGTATTACTTATATTTTTATTTAAGGTGAACAGTGGTGAATAGTTAACAGTAAAAAAACAAACAGAGAGGGTGGTTTTCCTGCGACCTTTCTCTGGCAAGCCTGCTTTTAAAAGCCCCGTCTGTACCATTCCTGCCACAACGGCAATGAGTCGAGTTGTTGTGTGGCGCACGGCAGAATCTCCTCAACCTGACACGTCTGAGGAGACACACAATGACCACCACCACTATCCCTGATTACCTGAAACCGGCATTCCGGAAACTGGACGCGGCCAGAGCGGCCCATCTTGAAAACGCCCGTCAGATGGATGACACCACTACAGCGATGACCCGAACCAAAGAGCAGAAAGCAGAGCTCGAAAAGGAAAGCGGCAGCGAGGCCAGCGGATGGCGCGCGGCATTCCGTGCCGGTGGGGCATTGCTGACGGACGAGCTGAAACAGCAGCATCTGGCGCGTGTGGCTTCCCGTGAGCTGGCGCAGGAATGCGACAGGCTGGCTGAGGTACTGGCTTATGACAAAGACCGCCTGAAAGGCTCCTGTGACATCACGGCCAGAGAATACCGTCAGGCGCATCACAATGTGCTGAGCGAGTACGCCGGAAAAGAGCTGGATAATGCGCTGCGTCAGACGTGCGGGGCGCTTGTCCGGGCGATGAAACTGAAAATGCTGGCGCTGGGGAACCCGCTTGCGAACACCGTCGGGATTCAGGGCTATGTCGAACCCGATAAAGCGGTCATGCAGGAGGTGAAAACGTGGCTTGAGCGTGCGGTGAAGGACTGTCACATTCGTCTGGTGGATGAGCCGGTGCTGTTTAAAGCCGGGCTTTCTGCTGAGACACTGGCGCATATGAATTACGGTGTGGCAGTGACCGTCGGCCAGCGTCAGGCCTACTTTAACAAACTGCGTGAGCGTGAAGCAGACCTGAAAGCGCGGGGGCTGCTGGAATGATGCACTGCCCGTTCTGCAAAAAAGCGGCGCATACGCGCACGAGCCGGTATCTCTCGGATAACGTCAAACAGCGCTATCACCAGTGCATCAATATCGAATGCTCAGCCACTTTTCGTAGCATCGAGTCGATTGAAGAAATTATCCGGTTACCGCCTGAAAGCTTAAAACCTCAGACCGTGCCGGATATCCCGATGTCGCCGCGCATGGTAAAGGGCTGTTACAGCTCACCGTTCCGCCATAATCAGGAGAAACGCTCGTGACCACCGTGACGCTACAGCAGGCTTTTGAAGACTGCCTGAATAATAAAACCGCCTGGCTGACCCGCAAACAGGAGCTGTCCGGGGCCGAACAGGAATACCGCGAACTCATCGCCACCGGTAATGACAGCCGCGTGAGGAGTCTGCAAATCCTGCGCGATATTATCGACGTGAAAAAGTGGGAAATGAATCAGGCGGCCGGTCGCTATATTCGCTCGCATGAAAACGTGCAGCGCATCAGTATCCGTGACCGGCTGAATGATTTTATGCAGGCGCACGGCGCAGAGCTGGCCGCCGCGCTTGCGCCTGAATTGATGGCTTATAACAGCCAGAATCCCGCCGTCACTCGCTGTGTGATGCAGCACTCCGTCGATTACCTGCGTGAGGCGCTGTCGGTGTGGCTGGCCGCCGGTGAAAAAATTCATTATTCCGTACAGGATAATGACATTTTAACGGCCATCGGATTCAGGCCTGACGCGGCTTCGCGGGATGATAATCGTGAAAAATATACACCTGCACAAAACCAGAATTACGTGAATAAACGTGCAGAACTGGCCGGACAGTAGCCCGTCAGAAAATCCCCGTAAATCCCGCCATTTTTCCCGAATTAAGCCATGCATGCGTAAGGTGCATGGCTTTGCATGCGTTTTAACACCTCCGCCACTCTCGCCAGCGCCAGCTCTGGCGCGGCCTGAGACTGTTTATGCACCTGCATTAAAAGCGGCCCCCTAAGCGTGCAGGCGTGGCGGGGAGAGCATTGCGCGCTAAAACTTAACATGACGTATGGTAAGCATTGATCTTTGTAACTTTGAATCATGAGCGAGCATTAATGGCGAGTAAATTTGTTGATGGTTATATGAGAACAAAGAGATTGAAGTGGACTTAAAGAAAGAATATAAATATATCCTAATGAATCCAATGAACGCGAAGGAAGATGCATCTTGCGAATATCAATGTTTCAACGTTCAAGTTTTCAGTTATCTAAGTCTCTCATTGCGAGTGCTGGGCAATAGAAACTAAGTTTAATACATAATTAATATTGATGGGACTAATATAAAATGATTTTCGAAACTTTGATTTTAAGATTTCGTGACTTGGTAACTCCTGTTGGTGAAACAATAGAGTTACACAAGAGAATAATACACGAGCATCCATCGAAATCTGTATGGTGGGGTTGGTGGGCAAAAGCTGACGAACAATGCCCAAGGGAGTTTAATAATTTAAAATCTCAAGTGTCTGTAACGAAACCTTTAGACATTTTCCTATTTGATAGTGGTCAATTAAAAATATATGCTGCCAGTTTAATTGATATTTCAATTCACTTCGATAAGCATCCTTGTCCTACTCGGGAAATGACTCCGCCATATTATGGTGATCAAAATTATAATGTATGGTTCAATTTTTCTTCTATAATTGAAGTTCCTAATTGTTTAGAATTGATAAATCAGTTGGCATACTCAGGTGCTGTAACTGATTTTTTCGTAAACAATGATATGTTCCAAATTTACGCGGATAAGCAAATATCCTCCTTACTTGAGATGCGTTGCCAAGATAGGACTATATGGTTTGTTGATAAATTTGATCAAAGTAAACATAAAACACACGAAATAATACTGAGTAATGCAAATGTTAGTGTTCCAGGCGTGTTTCCCAAAAGACCAATTGATTTAGTCGAAGGAAAACTACTATGGTTATCTGATTTACATTTTGATGAAAATAAAAAATATCACCAATTTGATCAGCGTGATCAGAAATCTTTAAGCGCAATTATAAAAGATTGGGACCATGAAGTTGAGGGGGTTTTAATCTCTGGAGATATAACTTGGCGAGCAACCGAAAATGAGTTTAAACAAGCAAATGAATTTATCGAAAACTTATGCTCATCTAAAAGAATAAATATTGATGGTGTCGGCATGTGTCCTGGTAATCACGATGTGAGTTTTAGTGATGATTATTCGGATGATGTTAAGAATGCCTTGGTTAAATACCATGAAATGCAGCATGGTGAAGGGACTTTGTCAGGCGAAGAGTGGGAATCATTAATTGCAGTGGATGTTTTGCCGCAATTCAAAAAAAATTATGAACAATTCTTCAGGAATATTGTAAGTACCGATGCTAATAAATATTTATCAATGGGTAAGCGTTTTTTAATAAAAAATCAAAAGGTGGTGGATGTTTGTTTCTTAAACTCAAACTCATTGCAGCAACATAAACTTGCATTCCAGGGGCAGGGTTATATAGGTGTACAACAAAGGGATGATGCGGAAGCAGGAATGGGGTGGAAACAAAATAAGAAAATTTCAGGCGGGTATCGAGTTGTAGTTTTACACCATAATTTGTACCCCGTTAATTACGCTGAAACTCCTTATATAGGTGTTGCTAGTGGTTTGGTATACGATACAGAAGCAATTATAAAATGGTGCTTTGAAAATGGTGTTGATCTCATTCTCCATGGTCATACTCATGAACGATGTGTTACTAAGGTCAGTAGAAAGGTTGAAAATCAGGATAAATCAGTATGGATCGTCAGTTTAGGCAGTACAGGCGTAATTCAAGGACATCTTGTTGGATGTAACGAATTTGCTGAGCTAGATTTCGAAGGAGACATGATCAAGGTTATGTTTTATAATATCAGAAATAATACCATTGAAATTAATGACGAAATTATACTGGACTAAATATGAAGAAACTATTGATAACTGATCTTGATAATACTCTTTATGATTGGGTTTCTTTTTACGCCCAATCTTTTTCTGCTATGTTTGATAAGTTAGTTGACATATTAGATGTCTCCAGGGACGAGCTAACAAATGATTTTAAAAATGTGCATTTAAAGCATGGGAACTCGGAGTATCCATTTGCAACTCTTGAATTGGAATCAGTCAAGAGAAAATTCAACGGCGTTTCAAAAGAAATTATACTATCTGAATTGGATGAAGCCTTTCATGCTTTTAACTCAGTGAGAAAGAGAACGCTCAATTGTTATCCAGGGGTTTTAGATACCTTAGAAGAACTTAAGTCACGGGGAATTGTTATTGTTGGCCATACAGAGGCCCCAATAAGGAACGCTCTTTTTCGTCTAGAGTCGTTAGGTTTGAAAAAATATTTAAAACACTTATACGCTCCCAAGGATAGATACTATAGTGACTTGGATAAAAATAGCAAAGATTGGGTTGAGTCCTACGGTGATTTTATTTTTCAGTTGGATGAGGCTGAAAAAAAACCTAACCCATATTTGTTGAATGATATTTGCTCTCGCGAAGGTGTGGATTTAAAAGATGCCATTTATGTTGGTGATTCAATCATCAAAGATATATCAATGGCAAATAATGCTGGCATAGAATCCATTCTGGCATTATATGGTAAACAGCATAATATTGAATACTGGAATGTGTTGGTTTCGATTACTCATTGGAGTGACGATGATGTGCTGAGGGAGAGTAAACTCAAAGAGTTGTACTCTCATGTTATACCTACGTACTCTATAGATAAATTTAGCGATGTTTTAGAAGTAATCTAATCTAATTTATATTTATCTGAAAGCCATGCTCTTTACATGGCTTTCTTTTATATAATCTCCCCACCACTGCATTAATTCTTTCCTCTGATCTAAATATAATGCTCTGTTATAGGCACGCCTTACTTCATTTTTTTCAATGTGGGCTAAGGCCGACTCAATGACATCAGCATTAAATCCTGCTTCATTCATCGCAGTGCTGGCTATTGAACGCATTCCATGTGCGACTAATTTTCCAGCGTACCCGATTCGTTTTAATGCGGCATTAGCTGTCTGACTGTTCATTGACTCTTTAGTATTATGTCTACTGGGGAATAAGTATTCTCTATGCGAGCTAATAGGCAGCATAACCTTCAAAATATCTAACGCCTGTGATGATAAAGGAACAATGTGTTCACGCTTTGCCTTCATTCGTTCTGCTGGGATTGTCCAAAGTTTTGCATCGAGATCAATTTCAATCCATCGAGCACCAGACGCTTCAGACGGGCGTGCAAGGGTTAGCAGTTGCCAGTTGATTAGACAGCGAGTCGGAACTGATAAATTTGATATAGATAGTGTATGCATTAGACGAGGTAATTCATCAGGCCTAAGCGTCGGCATGTTTTGTTTTTTTGGCCGTTCAAATGCCATACCTACACCAGATGCTGGATTTGTATCAAGCAAGCCGGTATTAACTGCGTAAATCATAATCTCACTAATACGCTGTACCAGTCGACGAACTGTCTCCAGCGCTCCACGCGCTTTGATTGGTTCAAGTGCTTCAATAATGGTTCTTGCTTTGATTTCCTGAATCGGTATCTCGCCAATAGCAGGGAACACGTCTTTATCTAAAGAGCGCCAAATGTCTTTTGCATAATCAGGTGTGACGCTTTTTGTCTTTAGCTGGAACCAATTGGCAGCGACTGTAGAAAAAATGCTATCCAACTGGATTTGGCGTTGTTCTGTAACCATTTCCTGTTGCTGCTGAGGATCTATACCTTGTGCCAATAGGGACAAATGCTGATCGCGTATGTTACGTGCTGCTGCAAGCGTAAGGGCAGGATATGCCCCAAGGCTCAGATTTGTGCGGCTAGCACTGTTTGGTCGCTGGTAGCGAAAACGCCAGAGTTTTTTACCAGAAGTTTTGACGAGCAAGAACAGACCGCCACCATCGTGCAGGGTAAAGTCTTTTTCGCGTGGTTTAGATTTAAGTATTTCATTGTTTGTGAGGGGGCGTGTGATGCGCGCCATATCTGGTTCCCTTCCATAATTGGTACACGTTTATTGGACCACAGTATAGCGTGTACCTAAACGTGTACCAATTTTTGCTGGATTCAGGCGGATCGTCTCGGACTATTACAGACACAAAAAAGCCCGCAGGGCTTGCGCCGTGCGGGCTTTCAGGACTTCTACGGATGACTCTGGAATCATCTTCGAAGGATTTTGGTGGAGCTGGGTGAAAGCGACACCAAATACTAACTGTCTGATTCTTTGAGCAATGTAGCGGGAATCAATGTCACAGCAGTATGGCACACCCAACTAGTTACGATCAATAGCCCTAACTGCCCTGAGTTGATTGCTTTTTGGCTGCTCTGAGTTGCTGAGTGAAGAAGCGAGCTCTGTCTTTCTGTCTGGGGTCAACTTGACCGGCTGCATGCAGCTTACCTGCTAGTTTTTCTAAATGGATTATTTTTGCAGCGTTGTCTTTTGCTTCAGCCAAAGTAGCGAATTCTTTTCCGATCGAATCATTGTGTGCCCAACGAACCTTGAGTTCTCCATCCTGAATTACTATCCCTGTAAGCAGTTTTCCCTGTGATGACGGATAAAATCGCTCTTTCTTGTCTTTAGAGGTGAGGCCATGAGAACGTATACATTTTTTAGCTTGGGCGGCAAATCCTTTTGGGATTTTCGAACCAGAGAACGCCACATCGTCGACATATGCCGTAAATACTAAGCTGTTTGAGGCCGCAAGGTTGCTAAGCTCGTCGAACATATCTTTATTGGCCCAAAACGCCATAGCCATGCTTATCGGGCTGCCTGTGGGCACTTTTCCTGCAAAGGTTGCGAGATTGGTCATTACATAAGCCACATCAGGTGACATACGAAATTTCTCAACAAATGCCTTGTAGACCTTCGTAGCCCTTGTCGAGGGGAAAAACTTGTGAATGTCGAGCTTCAGAAGTTCAATTGCTTGCTTATGTGATTCTGCATTAGTCAGTGTTGAATGTTTCTTCCGACCGGAGTGAAGATAAGGGGGTAATTCGATTCTGCTCAATAAAACGCCGATCTTCCTGTGAACCGCTTTGAGCTGGGCAATTGGTTCCTGAATCTTCCTTCCTGCGTCGTTTTCGAATTCTTTGTACGCAGAGTCAAGTATGAGTTTATCAGCCTGCTTACTTGATAATCCTATGATTTCAAATAGTTTTTTTCTGGTTTTAAGCTTGAATAGGGGGGATTGGTTCAAAGGGTAAATCTTTGGGGATCTTTGAAGACTAGGGGGACGTTTTGTGCTTTTCATCGTTGTTTCTCCAATCCATTATAGCCTCCATTACAGGAATCCCTTGATGGATGCAAAGATGGAGGCAACAGCTTCAGAATGAAAAACCGTAGAAAACACTTCGCTGAAAACCAAGGCAAGGAAGTACTTACCGGTATCTTTGGAGTATTTCTTTAGTTTCTCCTTCACACAAAACGTTTGCTGAACACTAGCCTGGTATTTCTTACGTGTCTTTCGACTTGTATGTGTCTTTCGACTTTTACGTGTCTTACGACCCATATTACATCTCCCTTTCAGTTCCCGATGACCAACATGGCCACCAGTCTCGCCTGAACTGACAGGAATAAGAGATGTTCAGCAATTAACCCCAGTTTTCGACGTCACAGAGTGACGTCCTCTCGCCACAAATCCAGCAATCCTAGCTATCTCGGTAAGCACCAGAGCGTCGGTGATGCGTAGCATCGTAACGTTGGAACATTGAGCAAGCGTGGCATGCGTCGTGTGGGGGAGAGATTAGAGGCCGAAACCTCCACGATGGCTGACAAACAGACCATCAAGCTTTTGCGAGAAATTCTCTCCTAGGTACTAGCAGGGACATTTTATGATCATATTCATGCAGTTAGCAATAGAGCGGTAAGAGGTTTGTTTCAAAATGTGAGTGATGATGAGGGGAATAATTAGGAGGCGAATTCAACTCCCTAGCAGGAAGCTGAATTCATGTATTGCTGTAGCTACAATCAGTCGAAATACCTTCAGTCGCTTTTAGCTACCCACGGGGATTTTGGACGTAATACTCGTTCAGTCCATCTGTGTATCCTTGATAGTAGGCTACCCGTGGGCTTCTATGCCTGACCTCAGCGGCTTGGCTTTCTAAAAGAGAATTAAGAGCCGTAGAGGCCTCAGGTTCTTGATTTGATAGGCCAGCTTGAAAACCCGCTTCGTAAGCACAACCTGCACATTTATGGCGGTGAGGATAACTTTGATCTTCAGGAAGAGTGGCAAACATGGAGTCATATCGGTGTGGTTCTTGGCAAGTTGTCATTGAAACCTCTAAAATGTTAGAAAAGTACTCTTGATATGAGTATGGTTTTTCTCCATTCAAGGAGCTCAAGGCTTGACCTTTCCTCTTTATCTAAAAAATGTGAGCCGCCTCGCTTTTGGAATGTAATACCACAAATAGTGAACTCAACCCCCTACGGGGAGCTGAATTCATGCATTGCTGTAGCTATTGTGTAAGCATACCCGTTTTAGTTCCACGCACTTTTTGAGACTTCCGTGTTTTCAGCCATCAGCCGGTACTCTTCCGGCGTCAGGGTGTTCAGCGATTCGTGAGGGCGTTCGCTGTTATATTCCGTCAGCCAGCGCTCTGTGATTTCCCGGGCCTCATTCAGTGTTCTGAACAGCTAAAAATCCAGGATTTCTGTCCGGTACGTCCGGTTAAACCGTTCGATGAAGGCATTCTGTGTCGGCTTGCCAGGCTTGATGAATTCCAGCAACACACCATGTTCTTCAGCCCACTGTGCCAGCGTCAGTGAGATCAGTTCTGGTCCGTTGTCCATCCGCATTTTCAGCGGGTAGCCACGGTTTGCCACGATCCGCTCCAGTACCCGGACAACACGTTGAGCCGGGATATTCAGGTCGATTTCTATCGCCAGTACTTCCCGGTTAAAATCATCCACCACATTGAAGGTCCGGAAGCGTCTACCACAGACCAGCGCATCATGCATAAAGTCTATCGACCAGCTCTGGTTAAGTGCCTCAGGCGTCACCAGTGGCGACGGGTTGCGTACCGGCAGCCGCTGTTTTCCCTTACGACGAAAATTCAGTTTCAGCAGGCAGTAAATCCGGTGAACGCGTTTGTGGTTCCAGGTATTGCCCTGCCTGCGCAGCAGCTGGAACAGCTTCTTAAAACCGTAGCGCG